GTTTATTTCTTGGTCGATTTACCGTTCGATCCGTTACGGGCTCGGTTCTTCTTGGCGCTCTCGCGCACAAGTTTCCCGGACTTAGTGTGGCTGTAGTCGGCTCCGCCTTTGCCATAGTTACCGTCCTTACGGCGAGCTGCGTTCAGCTCTGCCCGGTACTTCTTATTGGCGGAGGTTTTGTTGCGCTTACGCTGCGCTGCGTTCTTTTTAGCCCTGGCCTTAGGGTTCTTTGCGTAGTAACGCGCAGACTTACCAGGGTTCTTTGCACGTTTAGGAGCCATCAGAGTGCCTCCTGCACGTCATCAAAGGTGAGTTCAGGGATCAACCCGGCGAGAGACGCCAGGGGAGAACCTGTGACAGGCACTCCCGTGATGTCGTTATCCTTTAGGAACTTGACAATGACGCTTGCTTGGGCCGGTGAAAGCTCACCTCGTTTGATCCATTCAGCCATCTCCATAGCCAACAGGCCATGAAGTTCGCCCATCTGGTCTTCAGAAGCTCGCTTCGACATGATCAGTCCTCGACACGGAGGGCACGGGCCAGACCACGCACCAGGGCGTCATCAACTTCGTTGTCGGTCTTGGAGACAAGCTTCTCGAGCACTTCGATCAGCAGGCGGCGAGCGCCTTCACTGGCCAGGTAGTTAAGGACGATGGGCTTGATGAGTTCGATGATTACAGACATGATTAGAGGTTGTACTTTTTCTTGATGAGGTCAATCTTGAGCTGGTCTTCGCTTACATGGGCGTCGACTTTGTCCTCAAGACGGGTTAAAGAGGTAATAAGCAGAGCGTATTGATCCTTGAGTTCTGCTTTGGTAACGTAGGTTTCGGCGACTTTCAGTTCAAGCTGGTCTTGACGCCTCTCTACGAGGTCAATCTTGCGATTGATAAGTCCGCAGACGGCGAATAGACCTGAGAACATCAGTCCCAGGGCATATTCGGGCATAGTTAATTACTCCACTCGGAGCCATAAAGTTGTCATTGACTCTGCACCATTGTTGGAATCAGCAAATCCCATGCATTGCCAGGTGCCGTTAGGGGATGATGTGCTTGCACTATCTGAGTTAGCATATACTAGATCACTACCAGACACTTCATCGCCGGGGTTAGCATCACCTGAACTGGTTTTGCGGAGCATTGCATAGGTACCGAGGTTCCCAACATTGCCGAGGGCTATTGCATTGCGGACCTGAGCACTTCCCAACGTACCGTTGAGCCTTCCAGTGGCAGTAAAGTCTCCGTTGTCGTCAAAGGTAAAACGAAGAACAGAGGAGTCCCGTATCTTAAAGCTGCTCACGTTGCTACCCAGATCTAACAAAACCTGAGAGCCATCGAAGTACAGGGTTCCGTCACTACTACCAGCTGAGCCAAGTTGAATCTTGACGTTATCGTTGAATCTATAACGTCCAGAAGCTTGTGTATTAGCGCCGTTGAGAGTCAGATCACCGTCAACAGTATCTGATTGATCGCTACGGACAAACTGACTGGCAGTTTTGTTGGAGAGGGTAGCTGCATTACTGGCCTCAGTGGCCGTATCAGCGTTACCTGTGAGGTTTCCTGTTACGTTACCAATGACATTACCTGTCAGGTTGCCAGTAACATCACCACTCACGTTGCCAGTCAGATCACCTCGGAACCCACCATCTGCCGTAAGACGGCCATCACCACGGATGACAGGTGGATTTACTTCTGCGTACTTGATATTACTAAATGAGTCAGCACTGGGGCTAGAGCTACCACCGAAACAGGCGATAGGACGAGAAGAGGCAGCACCAAAGCCGTTACTGTTTACCTGTGCCTTTTCTGATTGTTCAGCAGTACCATCTAACGCAAGGTATCGAGCATCAGGATCTAGTACTAAATACTGTAAGAACACCCATTCAGAGTTACCGCCGTCGTAGTTAAGACGCACAGAGCGGCTACTATCTCCTACAAATCCAGCAGGAAGGCCGGAAAGAGGTGTAAAAGACTCGATTCCAGTTGTATCAGCGACCTCTACCCTGTCTCCG